AAAATCTTCCCAAAAGACATATTCATCATCGACCGTCTCCCAGATCTTGATGTCGGTCGAAGGCGCGGTGCCGTCCGGCAGCGGGCCGCCTGGCAGCGGCACGTTCTTCATCTGCGGGGTCCAGCGCACGCGGCAGACGCCGCGGCCGGGCAGGAGCGTGTCCTTGATCGCGGTCTTGATCGCTTCGTGGCTGTGCTCGTCGTCGACGACGATCTCGAGCGCCTTCTCGATGACGGCGGCCGCCGTCTCGATGTCGGACTGGTCGGGCCCGGCGGGCGTCGCGAGGGACGGTAATCCGCCGGGCATGCCGACAGGCGCCGGGGGCATCTGCGGCGGCGGAAAGCCGCCCGGCGCTGGCTGGGGAGGAGGGCTCCCCGTCGGCATCCCCAACGGGGCGCCGTCAGGCAACGGTCCCGCTGGAGCCATCGGAGGCGGCGCCAGGTCGATCGGCGGCGGCGCCATCATCGGATCGGGTGGCGGGAACGGCATCGGACCACTTGGGGAGGTCGGGACCATTCCCGCCGGCCCACCGGGTAGTGCGCCGCCTGGTGCAACCGGCGGCCCGGCAGGAGGCATCTGCGGCGGCAGCATCGGGACAGCTTTCGCCGAAGCAAAACGCGACCGCACGACCGGCGTCGGCGGCTTCTGATAGACGGCACCGAGCAGCACCTCGGTGTTGGCGTACAGGATGTTGAACGTCGTTTCCGGCGACTTGCTGCCGCGCTTGCCGCCGGCGGCCTTGTCGTTGCGGTAGATCTCGACCACCTCGCGGCCGCGCTTGCGCCAATCGCCCTCGGCGCGCTCGGCGTCGTCCAGGCACTGGACCCAGTACGAGAGATCGATCGATTCGCCGTAGTCGACCTGGTTGACGGGCTCGGCCGCGAGCGTTCCGGTCGGGACTGCGTCAGGCTTGCCGGCCTCGGGCGAAACCACCGGCGCCAGCGGTTGCTGGTCGTCGGGCATCCGAGAGATCGTCGGCAAATGAACCCCCTAAGCGTCGAAACCGAACTGCCGTAACCCGAAGGCGTTGGCGACCCTGAAAGGATTGCGGTCCTCGGCCTTTACAACATTTGCGAGGAAGGGGCGAGACATGCAGGCGTAGCGCAGCTCGTCGACCGCGTGATCCTCGGCGTCGGAATCGAGATCCTCGGCATTGTGGTCGTCGTGCTGCATCACCGGCAGCGTGCGGATCAGGTGCCGGCAGGTGTTGAAGAAGAACAGCATCGGCCGGCCTTCCTCGTCGCCGACCAGGCGCTGCCGAACCTGGTTCCAGCCGGACATGCGCTTGTCGGTCGACACCCTGGTGTTGTCGGCCCGCTTGAACGCGGCACCGTGGCGCCCCAGCACCTCGCCGATCGACGGGCCGCTGACGACGTTGAAGGCGGCCGGGTCCATGACGCCGTAGCTGATGTCCTCGCGGCGGCCATATTGGGTTTCACGGGAAACAATCTGCCGCGCCACCTCCTCGGCCGGCAGCTTCAGGCCGACGTTCGGCTCGTTCGGCTTCATGCCGTAATATTCGCGGTAGCGCACGATCGCGCCGCGAGGGATCAGCCGATCGTCGTCGAGCGGGTGATCGTCCTGGCAAACGGCATACCAACCGACGCTGAACGGCTTCGCCGAGCCCCAGTCCATCGCGCGAAAGCGCGTCCACCAGATCGGGATGGTGAAGGGTGGCACGACATGCCGTTTTTCGCTGAATTCGTGAAAAAACGCGCCCTCGATGACCGACCAGTCGCCCTCGAGCCAGGCGCGCACCAGCTGCTCGGAGCCGACCGCCTTCAGCCGGTTGATGTAGCCGGGATCGTTCTCGAGCAAAGCCGGATTGTCCTGGAGTCGACTCGGAATGTAGACGCGGGTGATGCCGGTCTCCTCGTCCTTCACCAGCGACATCGGACCGGAGTCGATGAACATCTGCTTCACAGCGAGGTGGGAAGGGCCCCCAGGGTTGCAAGTCGCCTTCATCTGGCACCTTACCCCATGCGCCGATCGGAGCGCGCCCAGGAGCTTCAGCATGCCCTTCAGATCGACGAACTGCGTGACCTCCTCGAGGTAGATCCGGGTGAGCGACCAACCCTGGTAGGCGGCCGCGTCCTTCTCGTTTTCGAGATAGGCCATCGTCAGCCTGGCGCCGTTGCGAAAGTCGAAGTGATGACCGTGCTCGCGCCACTCGGCGGCGTTGCCGAACAGGTCGATCGCGGTGGCGATCGTGTCCTTCAGGTCGGTCCTGGTCTTGCGCAGCATCAGCCCGTTGGCGTGCCGCCCGTGGATCTCCGAATGGATCCAGAAATCACCGAGCGAGCCGTAGGTCTTGCCGCCGCCGCGCGCGCCGCCGAAAATCGTGATGTCGGCCGGGCTCTGGATGTAGGCGAGCTGGCGCGGTGTCGGAAGAAATCGCTGTTCGACCTGGGCGCCCATGGCCGCGCACAATATGGCGCGGCCGGGGGCCGGTAAACCTTCCCGTCAGTGGTTTTTGCCGCGGCTTCCGGTCGGGCCCTTGCCCTTGCCGTTCGGATCCTCGCCGGCGCGGCCTACAGGTTTGTCATTGCCTGGATTGCCGCGGCCACCGCCTGGTCCCGGCGGGCAGCTGGTGCAGCCTGGCGTTGGCTCGCAGCTCGGACAGCCCGGCGTGCCGCCGCCACCGCCGCCACCCGGATCGCCTCCGGCAATCGGGTCGCCGCCTGGGACGTGGCCAGGCTGGGGCCCGCCAGGGAGGTCGTGGTTGGGGCTCGGTCCATTGTCGGCACCGCGGCCGTTGACGCCAGCGCCGCGGTTGGGCTCAGGCTTGCAGCTGCCCAGGAATAACACCGAGGCATAGCCGTTGCATTCGGTCTTCTTCGGGAAATAGATCGGCGGCGAAACTCGCTCGGATTGTGCCGCTCCCGCCCCCGCCAGGACGAATAGCGCTGCCATGAGAATGATGCGCATCGAAGGCCTCCTTCGGTTGATGCGCATCAATCATTACGGCCAAGGCGAGCTGGGCGCTGTGGCGCCGCTCACTCGGTAGAAAATTAAAGCTGCCCCGCCAGCCTCAGCACGACCACCATGAACAGCGCGCCGAGCAGGAAGGCGCCGCCGGTCTCCGGGGTGACATTCACGCCGCGTCCTTCGGACCCTTCGGCTGCGCCGTCGGCTCAGGCTTGTCGGAAACGTCAAACTGCAGCGCCGTCGAGTTGCCGTAGCCGAGCGCGATGTTGGTCGCCCGCACCGCCTCGTCGCGGCTGTTGTTGGCGCGCGCCAGCTCCTCCTGGAGCTTGCGGTTGTATTCCTCTTTGCTGACAGCCATCTCGGCCTCCTGGGTTCTCAGCCGCATCGCGGTGCCAAAACATAACACCGATCTTGACCACCGGCATGCACAGCTCGCCGCGGCGGCCCTCGCGGCCGCACATCGCACACACATAGGTCTGCGCGAATGCCCTCATTCTGCCGGCACCATCCCAAAAATCTGCCCGTCATAGGCGAGCGATCCACGCATCGCCTCGATGTGCGCTTGCGCGTCCTCCGCGCTATACGCCCACAGCGTGTTGCCGTACTGGTGGCCGTCGCGAAACCAGTGGAAGGCGAACAGGTAGAGCGGTCGGCCGAACTCATCCTTTCGCTGGCAGTCGGTGTCTGGTGCCTCGCGTTTGTTGCGTTCGGCGTGCAGGTCAACGATGTCGGTCACTGCTTCGTCTCCTCTAATCGGGCTGTTCCTCCCGAAACCGGCTCCCAGCCACTCCTTCAGCCTGATCGCCGGATCCCACCTCGGCGGCAGCGCCACCAGGAGAACCGCGGCCGCCCCCAGGCCGACCGCCGGCCAGTGATCGATCGCCCACAGCAGGGCCGCATACAGCTCGGGCCTCATTGCCTGGCCTCGCGATCGGCCTGCCTGCGCAGCGCCAGCAGCTGCCCAACCTTCAGCGTCAGAGCATCGAGCAGCTCGTCGTCGTCGAGCTGCGTCAGGCTGAGGATCCGGTAGCGCAGCGGGTTCGGATGCGGGTGCGCCCCGATGTAGGCCGCCAGCTCCAGCGCATAGCGGTCGAACTCGCCCATCGCGCGGGCGATCGACGGATCCAGGAACAACGGGCTCATCGGCGGTCGCTCCTGTGCAGCTTGCGCCAGTAGCAGATCGTCGGCCGGCTCGGATTGCGCGGGCAGTCGTCGCGCGTCAGCACGTAGACGACCACCGCCGCCCTGACGTAGCTGCGCTGATCGCGG